ACTCGACCGCCCGCTCGGGCAGCATGGGCCGGTACGGGCGGCCGTGGATGTCGCGGCCCGTCGCCGCGACCTGGGACCAGTAGGCGAGGTTCTCGTTACTGATGTTGCGGTCGAACATCCGCCCCTCGTCGTGGGTCAGGAACCGGCCGCCGTGGACGGCCTCGGAGGTGAGGGTCTGGCGGTCCCAGGCGGCCTCGGCATACTCGGGCGTCCCGACGTGCCACTCGGTCCGCTGGTCGATGACCTGGCCGGTGATGTCGAGCGTCTGGATGACGTCGGCGTCGGCCATCACGAGTCGCTTCTCGGTCGTCATCGTGGGTCCCATCCTCTCTCGGCTTTCGCCTGCTCTGCGCTCATGTGCTGACGGTCCCAGGCGGCCTGGGCGCGTTGCTTCTTGTGGAAGCCGTTGTGGGAGCCGATGCCGAGGCCGGAGTTCCAGAGACGCTTGCCGCAGGCCAGGCACCGGACGCGGTAGACGGCGGGCGGGAAGCCGCCGTGGCTGGCGCGGTAGTCGTTCCGCTCCGCCTCGGTCGGGTTGACGCGGACGTAGCCGTTCATCGGACCGGCTCGGCGGCGACGGCCAGGAGGGCCTCGCCCAGGGCGCGGGCCTGGTCGGGTGTCAGGTGGAGGCGGAGTTCGCCCAGGTTGCCGGGGTAGTTGACGTCGGAGATGTTGCTCTCGATGCGGACCTCGGCGCCGCCCCAGGGGAGGGCCTCGGTCGCGATGTTCGTCTCGCGGCTGGTGGCCTTGCGAGCGGTGTTCGCGGTGAGGACGGTGAACTCTGCGAACTCGGTGGTCTGGATGAACATCTCTCTCTGTTCCTCTCTGGCGGGGCCGAAGCCCCGCCGCTCTCTGGTGGACTAGATGGTCCAGGCGCCCTGGCGGATGCGCTGGCGCTTGACGGCGACTGCGATGTCGAGGTCCTTCGCAATCTTGAAGACGTGGAGGCCGGTGGCCCCTGCGACGTAGAGGAGAGCCTGGAGGCTCTTGATGGCCTGGTCGAGGCCCTCGTCGGTCATGTCCTTGAACATCGGTCCTGTTCCTCGTTGCGGTTGCTTGATGGACGTAATGTACTCGGTGTCGCGTAGGTTGTCAAGCCCCTATTTTCAGCGTGGCAACGACCCGACGTCGAGGCCGTCGAGGCCCGCGGCGCGGATGCGGCGGTAGCAGTCGGGGCCGACCTCGAACCAGCCCTGGTCATCCGGGGCGCCCGTGACGATGGGGTCCTGGTCGGAGGCGAAGAGGTAGAGGTCGGTCCGGAGGTGCGCCCAGGACGGCTCGCCCTTCAGGGTCTTCCGGCAGACGTAGCAGCGGGGCTTCTCGGTCATCGGTCGCCGTCCAGGGCCGCCTGAAGGGCCTCGTCCTCGACCCGCCAGAAGCCGTTCGAGTAGGTCCCGATGGCGCGGCCGTCGCGGCGGATGTAGACCCGCGTCGCGCCCCGGTCGAGGATGTACTCCTCGGCCTGGCGGACGGCGGTCATCGGGCGGGCGACCCGCCGGAAGCCGTAACAACGGCTCCCGGTCTGGTCCCACCCCTCGACGAGAAGGTCCTTCGTCATCGGACGGGGACCAGGCGCCCGGAGGCGTTGCTCAGTCGGACCGCGTTGCCGTTGATGCGGAGTTCGGTCGAGCAGTTGCGGCCGCCGATGACCTTGTAGGTGTTCTCGTCGCCGATGTAGGCGGGGACCGCGATGCCGACGTAGCCGCGGGGGCCGGTCAGGAGGTAGGTGCCATATCGGGGGGTCGGGCCTTCGACCTGGAACTCGCGGCCCTGGATGCTGATGGTGGTCGTCTCGTTCGTCATCGTTCTGTTCCTCGTGCGGGTGGCTTCCTGATACGCGTAATCTAACCGATACCGCGCGAGGTGTCAAGCCCCCAGGGCGGAATATTCTCGGCGATATGGTGTAGATTCCTTCACCATTTCGCAACCTTCGACCCCTTGACAACCTACGCGCCATCGGCTAGATTAGTCACATCGAGAACGGACCGGCAAGTCGCCGGACGCAATCCCCGGAGACGGGGAGGAAGGAGTTCCGAATGGACCTCCACACCACGACCCGAGGGCCTGAGATGGTCCTCTGGCTGGTCGAGGCGAACGCCTTGACCGCCACCTACCAGGACCCCGACGGGTCGTGGTGGGTCGCCACCAGGTCCGGAAGGACCATCCCCGTCGCCTCGGAGGCCGAGGCGAACCACGTCGCCGACCTGGCGGCGAAGCGGGAACTCGGCCAGTAGGCCGGGTCCCCAGAGAGGAACAGAACGAGATGACGAACCTATTCCGGAAGCGCCAGACGGTCATCGTCGCGCACCACCTGACGACCCCCGGCAAGGTCACCACGGTCGGCACCATCGCCCGCGTGACGGGCCACCATCGCATCGGGACCGTCGTCCTGACGAGCATCGAGACGTTCGACCACAAGACGTGGAACGTCCCCGAGTCCTACATCGTGAAGGCGCCCCGCCCCTGGAGCGCCTACCAGAAGGTCGGCGGCCGCTTCGACAACTCCCTCGAACTCGCCGCCATCGCCGAGGCCGAGGCCCGCCAGGCGGCCGCCCGATGACCGTCGACCTCCGCCCCGACTGCGACCGGGCGACGACCCTGCGCGGGGACCTCTACGCCATCCCCTGCGGAGCGAAGGCCGACGTCCACATCGTCGGCCGGGACGACGAGCGGATGCGCGTCTTCGACCGCTGCTCGCGCCACGCGCACGAGGCGCGCAAGGCCATCCTCCGCTACCCAGGCGGAGCCATCATCCGGGAGGAACCAGCATGAATCAGGACCAGGACGGACCCCGCCGGGATGCGTTCGACCGCATCATCGGCACCATCGACGGCCTGCCAGGCGTCTCGAAGGCGAGGCCCTCGACCGTCACGACCGTCATGCCCATCCTGGGCAACGCCCAGACCTACGTCGTCCAGACGTACAAAGGCGACGACGGCTTCTACGTCTTCCTGCAAATGGTCGACGCGGAGGGGCGGGCGAGAGTCGCCATCCCGCCGAAGGTCGCCGAGGCCATCTACCGCCAGCGGGACGCGCTGGTGAAGACGGCCAGGAAGCGGAAGGGCCGTGACCGCTGGGAGCGGATGACCGACGAGCAACGCGCCGCCAGCGTTGCCCGCCTCCGCAAGGCGAAGTAGACTCAGGGCGCGATGGTCTGGACAAGCGTCGCGCCTGCCGGAGCCGGGAGGGCCAGCCCCCTCCCGGCTCCTCCTTGACGGGGGCGGCCCGCCTGGGGCATCCTCCGGCCTAACAGAAGACCTCCGGCCCGTGCCCCTGGTGGCCTGCGCCGACCTCGTGGCCCTCGCGCATCGTGCCCTGAAGCGCTGGAGGGTCACCGCCATGTCCGACTCCCTGGCCGTCAAGTTCGTCGGCCGCGACACCATCGAGGGCCTCGCCATCCCCTACGGCGGGACGTTCGCGGGGAAGGACCTCCTCGGCGAAGCCTTCGACGCGAACACCGACCTCTGTATCGAGTGGTTCGGCAAGTCCGGCCGCCCCGTCCTCTACGACCACGGCTTCGACCAGGCCATGAAGGCGAAGGTCATCGGCCGCCAGGACGACTACGAGGAGCGCGAGAGCGGCGTCTGGGCGCAGTCGCAACTGGACCGCAACGCGAAGTACCGCAAGGCCGTCGACGGCCTCATCGAGGCCGAGGCCCTGGGCTACTCGTCCGGCTCGATGGCCCACCTCGCGAGCAAGAACGCCCGGACCGGCATCATCACCCGCTGGCCCTGGGTCGAACTCTCCCTGACGCCCATCCCCGCCGAGCCGTCGACGCTCGGCGTCTACTACGTCAAGTCCGCCCAGGCCGCCCTCGACCTCCTGGAGGTCGAGGCGTCGGAGCCGTTGCGCGCCGCCCTGGCGGCGCTCGACGAGTGGGCCGCCTCCCGCCCTGATGACGCCCCGCCTGCCGGGACGAAGTTCGCCGACGACGCCGACCGCGTGCTGGCCGACGTCCGTGAGTTCCGGGAACGACTGGCCGATGTCGCCTCCGTGCGCGGCAAGTCGGGACGGGTCCTCTCAGCCGCCACGCGCGAGCGGCTGGCGCAGCATCCAGGGTCCTTGCGCGAACTGGCCGACGACCTCGAAACCCTCCTCTCCGAGGCGGACGCCGAGAAGTCGGTCGCGTCCATCGCAGACCTCATCGTCGAGACGGCCCGCATCGAAGCGCGCCTGCTCGGCGTCCCGAACTGAAGGAGTCCCGAACCGTGAGTCTTCAGACCGAGTACTTCGCGAAGAAGGAGGAGATTGCCGTCAAGCGGACGGCGCTCGCCGGACTCTTCGCGCAGGCGAACACCGAGACGGACCCGGCGAAGCGTGACGAACTCGCCACGTCCATCAAGACCAGCAACGACGAACTGTCGGCCCTGGTCGACGCCATCGAGCCGCTCCAGGACCTGGTCATCGCCGAGAGGGCGAACGCCGACGCCATCAAGGCGATGCGCGGACCAGGCCCCCGGCAAATCGACCCCCGCGACGACGAGCAAGTCGACCGCGCCCGCAGCCCCCAGGACGAGGTCCTGATGGCGGGCCACAAATCGGTCGGCTCGATGCTCCTCTCGGCGCTGGAGTCGCACGGCATCAAGTCGTTCCACGGCTTCCGCGGGGAACTGGGCGACCTCGCCATCAAGACGCTCTCGACGAGCGCCGACCTGACGCCCCTGGAGGACCGCCAGGCGGCCATCCAGCCCCCGCCCCAGGAGGAGCGGACCGTCGCCGACCTGATGCTTCAGGGCACCACGACGGCCCAGGTCATCTCCTATTTCCAGGAGACGACCACCACGAACGCCGCCGCGTTCGTCGACGAGGGCGCCGCGAAGCCTGAGTCGGCCATCGACTTCTCCCTCCGCCAGGACAACGTCCGGAAGATTGCGACCTGGCTCCCGGTCACCGACGAGATGCTCGAAGACGTCCCGGCGTTCGAGGCGTACCTCCGCGGCCGCCTGGCGTTCTTCGTCAAGAGCATCGAGGAGTTCAACCTCCTCCAGGGTCCGGGGACGGGCATCACCATCCAGGGCCTCTACAACCGGACCGGCGTCCAGACGGTAACGGGCGTCGGGATGTCGACCATCGACTCCATCCTGGCCGCCATCACCGAGATTCAGACCGACGCCTTCGCGGAGCCGACGGCGATGGTCATCCATCCCCGCGACTACTTCGACCTCCGGACGTCGAAGGACACCACGGGCAACTACCTCCTGGGTCCGGCCGTCGGTCCCGTGGACGTCCGCCCCTGGGGCCTCCAGGTCCGGGTGACCACGAACGCCCTCCAGAACACCGCGCTCGTCGGGGCCTTCACCCCGCACGCCCAGGTCTTCCGGCGGAGCGGCCTCTCCATCGCCATCTCGACCGAGAACGAGGACTACTTCATCAAGAACAAGGTGGCCGTCCGGGCCGAGGAGCGCCTCGCGCTCGCGGTCTACCGGCCGTCCGCGTTCTGCAAGGTTGAAGGCTTCGTCCAGGGGTCCTAGCCTTGATTCTCACCGTCGACGACCTGACCGACTTCAACATCTCCGGCATCGAGGTAACAGCGCTCCAGTTGCTCCTCGATGCGACGGAGGAGATGGTGGTGCGGTATGCGGGCGACCCGCTCGTCCAGGTCGACACCATCGGCGGTGGTCATCGGTTCCTGTCGCTCTCCCGGCGAGCGTCCTCCATCACCTCGATAGAGGAACTCGTCGGGAGTACGACGACGACGCTCGACCCGGCGACCTACCGGCTCCGGCCGGACGGCTACCTGGTCGAGCGCCTCACCTCGTCCGGCTCCCTCTGGTACTGGGGCTGGTACTGCCGCGCGACCGTGACCTTCGTCCCCGTCGACGACACCGCGTCGCGCGAGATGGTCCAGCGCGACCTCGTCCGCCTGGCCCTGACGAGCAACCCCGGCGTGACGATGGAACAAGTCGGCGCCTGGCTGCAACAGTTCGGCCAGGGCGGCCTCGCGAAGGTCGAGCGGGAGTCCATCCTGAAGCAACTCGAAGGCCCGCCGCAAATGGTCATCGTCTGATGGGCATCTCGGCCGTCCGCCTGCTCCACGTCCTGACCATCGAGCGCGTCGTCTACGGCGTCGAGGACGACTACGGCCAGGCCGCCCGGACCTACGCGACCCTGGCGACGGTCAAGGGCCTCCCGCAGCCGAAGTCGCTGCGCGAGCAGGCCGCCGTCCACCAGGCCGGGTCGGTCATCGGCGACTGGACCGTCTTCCTGAACCCGACCGACATCACCGAGGCCGACCGCATCGTCCACGACCCGGCCGTCTGCGGCCACGCGAACGACCTCCCGGCGGGCATCTTCGAGCCGACCGGCGTCCGCAACGCGGCCGGTGTCGGGCACCACCTGGAGGTCGACGCCCGCCTGGTCGACCCGGCCGAGGAGCCGGGGTCCTGATGGCCGCGCTCACCCGCAAGATGACCAGCCGGACGGTCCTCAACCGGGCCGCCTTCCACGAGATAGACCTCGCCCTGGCCGACGCCCTCTTCGAGGAGGCCGTCCGCATCGTCGAGTCCGCGCACCCGCCCGACGCGCCGCCCTTCGGCGAGGGCCTGCTCGAAGGCGGCGGCGCCATCGCCTGGGCCGGGACGAAGAAGGTCAACGGCACGACCATCGGGGGCAAGCAAATCGTCAAGCCCCGCGCCCTGAAACTCGACCCGACGAAGGTGACCGCCATCGCGGGCTGGGGCTTCCCGGCCCGGTTCGTGGAACTGGGCACCATCGACACGCCCGCAGAGCCGTTCCTGGGGCCTGCGGCGGCGGCAGAGGCCCCAGGGGCGAAGGCCGCCATCGGCCGCGCTCTCGGTGCGTCCCTGGCCGCCAGGGGGGTCACCCGATGATTGACCCGACCGGCGCCCTGGTGCAGGAACTGCGGACGGCGGGCCTCGCCTCGGGCCGCGTCTACGCGGGCGAGGTCCCGCCTGGGGCGGCGAAGTCGCCGCCCGCCTACCAGCGCTTCATCGTCCTCGTCCGGCTCCCGGCCATGCGCTTCCACCGGACGCCGCTCCAGGAGGTCCGCTACGTCGCGACGTGCTACGGCGCGACCTACCAGGACGCCCAGGCGCTCTACGACGAACTCTCGGACGCCATCGACAACCTCGGCCCACGGGTCGGGGCGTCGAGCGTGCCCATCTATCAGTCCCTGGACGAGGGGGCCGACCAGCCCGCCTCGGACCCTGGGACGGGCCAGCCGTTCACGCCTGGCACCATCGCGCTCTGGGTCGGGACCGAAGCCCTGGCCTAACCAGCCCGCCCGGTCACGGCCGGACACGGGACGAAGGAGAGGAATATGGGACTCCCGGCGGAGGTGCCGGAGCCGCGGGTCGCGGTCATCGAAGGTCGTCGCGTGCTGGTCGTCGAGCGCCGCCCGCCGCTGCCTCCGACGCTGGAGGGCCTGCGCCGGTCGATGGCCGTCTCCTGGTCGACGACCATCACCCGCCAGGGCGCGCGGACCGAGTGCGTGAGCGACCAGGACCACCGCCTCTTCCCCATCATCACGGGGCGCCACGTCGGCCTCGACGGCGTCGTGCGCGACCTCCGACTCTCGATGTGCCAGGACTGCGAAGCGGTCGAAGTCCGGGACGTATCCTACGACCGCCTGCCCACCGCGACGCGGCAGTTCCCCAGGCGACGCGACCACGTCATCGGCTGGTATTCCGGCGCTCGCCGGAACCAGAGGACCTACGGGAGAGCGACATGACGGTCACGGCAGACACCCCGACGAACATCGTCGTCGGAGCAGGCGACGTCCTGCGGGCGCACGCGAACCTCGGCGCCAGCATGGACAACAACGTCTACCGCATCGAGCGGGAGATTTACACCCCGGACCTGAACGGGGTGAAGGGTGACCTCATCGGGACGGACTACATCATCCGCTCCGACGGCATCCTGGAGACGACCATCCCCGAGGTGTCGGGGGCGGTGATGGCCGCGGGCTGGCCTGGGTCGACGTCGACCCCGACCGCCGGGATGGTCATCATCGACGAGGACGACGAGCGCCGAATCCCGGTCACCGACTACGCCGACTGGGAACTCCAGGTCCCGCGCCTGGGCGGCGGCGAGTTCCAGTTCGAGGTCGACAACGGCATCAACCGCGGCACCCTGGAGTTCGAGGGGGCCGACGACGCCGCGATGGGACCGCGCTACGAGATTCACGGGACCTGGGACCCGGCGAACCTGACCCAGTCCCCGCACCGCATCCGCATCCTCGACGTCGCGTCCTAACCGGGCGATATGGACCTGGCGTCGCTCTCGCCGACCCGCTCCGCAGAGGACATCCTCTCGGGGCGGGTCCGGCTCGTCATCGGCGAGGCGGTCTACGACCTCCCCGCTCTGCCCATCACGAAGAACCGCCTCTGGAAGGAGGACATCGACACCCGCCTGACCCTGCTCATCGGTGGCCTGGATGCCGCGGGCACCGACACCGCGGCCATCCTGACCCTGCTCTCGGCCGCGTCCGACCAGTTGATGGACCTCCTCCTCTCGTACGACCAGTCCCGCGTCCTCCCGCCGCGCGAGGAACTCGAAGAGGTCATGACCGAGGCGCAACTCCTCTCCGCCGTGCTGGAGGTCTGGACGGCTGCAAACCCTTTAGTCGGCATGGGGCTATCGGCGATGCCGATGCCCGCTCCCCAGACGAACAACTCCTCTCCGCCTACGAGTTTGCGGCGGCGTCGTACGGCTGGACCCCGAGCGTCATCGAAGGCCAGTTGACGGATGAGCAACTGGTCGCCCTCTTCGACGCCGCATACGAGCGCCGGAGCGCGCGGGTCCAGTCCGACTTCGACGCGATGGTCGAGGCGGTCCGGGTGGGGACCATCATCGCCCACGACGCGAAGGCGGCCCGGAAGTGGCAGACGCGCAAGCGGTCCGCCGTCCGCTCGCGGGGCCTGACGGGCATGGACCTCGAACGCGCCGTCGCGCACCTCGCCATCTCGAACCCGGAGTACGTCGTGGTCGGTGACGGATGAACATCGGCGACCTGTTCCTCGCCCTCCGGGGCGACGGGACGATGCTTCAGCAGGACGTCACGAAGGCGGGCCAGAAGGCCGGTCAGACGTTCGGGCAACAGTTCGGCCTGACCATCGGCCGGGGCCTCCGGACGGCGGTCGGGGCGGGCGTCGGCTTCGCCGTCGGGGCCGCCCTCTCGGGGGCGAACGAACTGGACGCCGCGACCCGGCAACTCCAGGCCGACACGGGCATGACGGCCGACGAGGCGGCGAAGGCGCAGCACGCCATCGCGGGCCTCTACCAGAACAACATCCAGGGCTTCTCCGACATCTCGCGCGCCCTCTCGGTCGTGACCACCGACCTCGGCCTGACGGGCGACGCGGCGACCGAGACGACCGACGCCTTCCTGAAGTTCGCCACGGCGACGGGCCAGGACGCGGCCGAGGCCGCCTCCCAGTTCGACGACATCCTCGACTCCTGGGGCCTGACCGCGGCCGACGCCCAGGAGGTGATGGACAAACTCATCGTCAGTCACCAGGAGTACGGCGGCACCATCGCCGACAACGAGAAGACGCTCGCCGCCCTGGCCCCCGCGATGCAGGCGGCGAACCTCCAAATCGACGACGGCATCGCCCTCCTGAACCTCTTCGGGGCGAAGGGCATCGACGCGAACACCGCGTCGGCCGCCTTCGCGAAGTCCCTGACGAAGGTCAAGTCGCCGGAGGAACTCCAGGCCCTCATCACCGACATCTCGAACACCGAGGACCCGTTCCTGCGGGCGGAGAAGGCGGCGAAACTCTTCGGCGCGCGGGCGGGCGCGAAACTGGCGAACGCCCTCCAGGGCGCGAACCTCGACGACTACAAGGTCGACATGAGCGAGGCCGCGGGCGCGACCGAGAAGGCGGCCGACGCGGTCGAGTCGGGCTGGGGCCACAAGTTCACCCTCCTCATGCACCAGGCGGGCGGCGCCCTGGCCGAGTTCGGCCAGAAGTTCGGCCCGGTGCTGATGGTCGCGAGCGCCTTCGGGCCGCAGTTGACCCGCGTCGTGGGCGGCGCCCTGGGCGGCGCCATCGGCCTCCTGGCGCCCGTCCTGAAAACGGTCGGGACGCAGATGGGCGTCAAGATTGCGGCCGCCCTGGGCATCGAACTCGCCGCCAGCAAGACGGTCGCGACGGCCATCGAGGGGATGCCGTCTGGCCCCGTCGGGGCGGCGGCGAAGTTGTCGGGCACGAAACTCGGCGCCCTCATGTCGGGCGGCATCGTGGGCGGCATCATCGCGGCCGGGGCGGCCGGGATGTACGAAGCCCAGAAGCAAAACCTCTCGGTCATCGAGACGAAGATGTCGGAGGACTTCGAGCGCTTCACGAAGGACCTCTCCGACCAGCAACTGAAGGACCTCCAGAAGAACCTCTCCGAGGCCGTCGCCAGCCCGCTCGGGCAGTTGCAGACGGGCCTCTCGGGCGTCTTCGGCCAGAAGGGCATCCAGCAAGAACTCGACCAGGTCAACGCCGCGGTCGCCGCTCGTGCGGCCTCGACGACCTCGTCGGTGACGGGCATGGTCGACCACGTCGTCGGCGACCTGAAGGACGACCGCATCGGCGACGCCGCCGACGATGCGGGCCAGGACATCGAGGACGGCATCGGCGACTCGGCCGACTTCACGGCGCTCAAGGTCGAGACGGCGGCGGGCAAGATTCTCTCCGCCATCCAGGGCCTCCGGGGCGAGGTCGGCGGGGCCGCCCAGTCGGCAGCCGACGCCATCTTCGACCCCTTCTTGAAGGGCCAGGAACTGGCCCAGACGAAGCGCGACATCGCGGAGCAGACGCGCATCATCAAGGACAAGGACTCGACGAAGAAGCAAATCCGCGAGGCCACTATCCGGCGGACCGAACTGTCGAAGCAACTGTTCGTCCAGTTGACCGACCTGACGACCTACGGCACCGACGCCCAGCGCATCTCGGCCATCCAGGCGGCGCTCGCCTCGAAGTCGGTCGCCGACGCCTACGCGAACGGGACGCCCGAGCAGCGGGCCGCCATCGACGAGTGGAAGCGGGTCCTCACGGCTCAGATGACGGACCTCCAGAAGGGCGCCGCGACCGGCGGCGCCGCGACCACGACCGCCTACGCGGGCGGCATCACCTCCGCCACGCCGAAGGTCACGACGGCGGCGAAGGGCGTGGCGAACGCCGTCAAGAACCCGCTGTCGGGGAGCATCGGCGCGGCGGAGACGTTCGGCAAGAACACCGCGCAGGCGTTCGCCGACGGCATCCGCGCGAAGGTCATCGCGACCCGCAACGCCGCCATCGCCGTCAGCAAGGCCGCCCAGACCATCTGGCGGGCGGACTCGCCGCCTGGTCCCGCCTCGCCCCTCCACCATATCGACACCTGGGGCGCGAACACCGTCTCGGCCTGGGTCGACGGCCTCCTCTCCCAGAGCAAGAACGTCCGGCGAGCGGCGCAGACGATTTCGGGCGTAGCGGCCCCGTCGCTCTCGGGTGCGGTATCGGGCACCTCGCTCGCGATGCGGGCGTCTCCGTCGATTCCTGGCGCTCTGGGGGCATCCAGCGTCGCCCACGGCGGCGATACCTACAACATCCAGACCCACGTCGACGGGCTGGTCCGGGCGCGCGACCCGCTCGAAGTCTCCGGACAACTCCGGCGCCTGGCCGACCTGGGCGTTCTGTCCCCGAAGAAGCCCGCGTATAGGTGACCTGATGACCGACCGCTGCCAGTACATCGGACCCGTGGGCGAGAACCGGGACGACGCGAACCATTGCCTCAACGACGCCGAGCGCCAGACCGACGCGCGCGCCCTGGGCAAGCCCGAGGACGCGCTCGACCTCTGCGCTGAACATCGCGAGGTCGTCAAGGCGTATTTCCTGGCCCAGGCTGAACGGGCATGAGCAACGCCGCCGCCGTCATCGGCCTCACCTTCCGGTCGGTCGACATCCAGCGCGCCGACTTCAGCGTCTTCCTCGAAATCAAGCGCGGCCTGAACGAGATTCCGGAGACGCGCGGCGTCGACACCATCGTCCCCGGATTGACCGGGCGCTACTTCCGCAACCGCGTCGCGGACCGGCGGGTCATCGAACTCGTGGGCTTCGTGTCGGGCTACGACGCGACGCCCTCGGAGGCCGCCGACCGGCGCGACTTCCGGCACCGCGTCGAGGAACTGCGCGACCTGTTCGACCCGACGCTCGACCCCGGCACCCTGGCCGCAGCCCTGGAGGACGGCGGCTCGGCGACCATCGAGGCGCGGGCCACGAACGTCGTCTGGAACCAGGTCGCCCCGTCGCTCCACGAGGTGTCGGTCGAGATGGAGTCCGTCGACCCCGAGTGGGTCGTGCTGGGGTCGTAGGTGTCCCGCTGGGCCTGGGTCGCCTGGGACAAACTCGACCCCCTGGGGACGCAACTGGGCGTCTTCACCGACCTCTCCGAGCGCGAGTGCCTCGTGCCCTGGGACGGCGCCGGGTCCGGCTCCTTCGTCATCAACCGCCACTCCGCCCAGGCGGCCTGGGTCGCGACCCGCAACTACATCACCGTCCACCTGGCGACCGAGCAGGACGTCGACGACCCGGAGGACCACCCGGCCGTCTTCGGCTTCTTCGTCGAGGAGGGCCTCGACGTCATCGTCTCGCGCGACGAGGAGGGCGGCGAGGCGTTCAAGCGCGGCGGTCGGGGCGCCCTCATCTACCTCGAACGCGCCATCGTCGACCACATCCAGCGGACGGCGAACGCCTTCTCCATCGACGCCGACAAGATGAACCTCGTCTGGACCGACAAGAAGGTCGGGCGGGTCCTGCATGACCTCATCGACGAGGCCCACGCCCGCTCGCCCGACCCGCTGCCCGACCTGACCATCGACTTCACCGACAGCGTCGACAGCAACGGCGACCCCTGGGACACCATCGACGACGAGTTCAACATCCCCATCGGCCTCGACCTCCTGGCCGCCATCGAGCCGCTGAAGGGGCAGGGCCTCTCGGTCGTCATGACGCCCGACCTGATGCTCCACGCCTACCAGGACTGGTCGCCGCCCTCGTCGGGCGTGACGTTCGAGAAGGGCATCAACATCCGCGAGGCGGCCGACCGCGAGGTCCACGCCACGACGGCGAAGTCGCGGATGCTCGTCCAGGGCACGCGCAAGTCCGGGGCGACCATCTACAAGACCTCGACGGACCCCACGGTCGAGGCCGAGGAGGGCGTCTTCGAGGGCTTCTTCCGCTACAACCGCAACGCCACCGTCGCCCGCCTGGAGAAGGCCGGACAGCGGCGCCTGCGCGCCCTGAAGCGGCTCCACGACGGGGCCACGACGGTCGGCGTCACGGTCGGCGATGGCAGCGCAGGCGTGCGCGGCACGGCGGAGGGGCACTACGTCCCGTTCACCGACTACTCGCCTGGCGAGACGGTCACCCTGGAGGTCCCCGGCGAGTACGAGGGCCTGGTGAAGATGCTCGGCGGCATCGTCCTCGAAGACACCGAGGCGGGCGAGTACGACCCGTCCATCCAGTTCGACGTGCCCGACTACAACCCCGGCGTCGGCGAACTCCAGCCCGGAGGCGGCGGGCCATCGGGCGGCCCCGAGTTCGGCGGGGACCAGCCCCCCGGCGTCCCAGGCGGCGCGACCACGCCCGCCCCGACCTCGACGACCGCCTGCGCCAGCGCGACCCAGTACGCGGTCACCGAGCAAGTCGACCCCTCGGGCGCCTACGCTGCCTCGTATGGGACCGACTTCACGGGCGGCACGGTCGGGTCGTGGGTCTACTACAACGAGGCGTACACGGTCACCGGCTGCCCCATCGGCGGCGGCGCCTGGGTCGGCTGGCATGACGCCGAGACGTGGTTCCAGTTCACGGCGCCCGCCGACGACCCGGACTACCTCGGCCTGTCGGGCGTCCTGGACCTGACCGGGACCGGCATCGGCGGCACGCCTGGCGGCTACCAGGGGCCGATGGAGTGGGGCGTCTACGCCGGGGCCGCTGGAGCCTTCCCGAACCAGGGGACGCTCCTGGGGACCGCGACTCCGGGCGCGCTCATCCCGTTCTACGTCCCGCGCTCGCTGGTCAACTGGGGCGGCGCGAACTGCATCTTCATCCGCAACGCCTGGGACTGCGAGCGGGGCGCCTTCTACTGCAACCCGATTGCGACGTTCAACTCCCCGCTGGACGACGGCCGCGGCGCGTCGGGTCAATGGAACGACTTCGCCCTGACCTCGAACCAGGTCTGTACGCTCGTCTTCGCCAGCGGCTCGGGCCTGGCGGTGGCCGTGGCGGGCTATGGTGACGTCGATGGCACGAACACCGTCTTCACCCTCATCGGCTGGGACGGCACGGGGACGCCGAGCCTCTCCATCAACGGCCTCGAACAGCCGACGGCCGACATCACCTTCGACACCGTCCTCATGACGGCGACCCTGGCCTACGCCCCGCCAGAGGGCGCGCTCGTCCTCTGGACCTACCCCGAATCGACGCCCTGATGCCGACCTTCGTCGACCTCGTCGCCCAGGTCCAGGACACCCTCCAGACGCAGCACGGCGGCACGGGCAACACCGGGGGCTACGCGAAGGAGCGCCTCATCCTGCCGTATATGAACGACACGGGCGGGTCGCTCGCGGTGGGGACGGTGGTCAAACTGCTCGGGGCGTACAGCGACCGCCGCGTCACGCCCACCACCACGGCCCAGGACCAGGCCGTCGTCGGCGTGGTGGTCGGGAAGTACCTCACGGGCGCGGAGCCGTACGGGTCGTTCGTCGCCAGCGCCCCGGCGCATGGCGAGACGGTCGCGGTCTGCGTCGCCGGACGCTGCCGGGTCCTGACGGTCGGCAGCCCGACCATCGGCCAGTACGCCTACGCCTCCTCGACGTCGGGCAAGGCCGCCGCGTCTGCCGTGGCGCTCGTCGGCGGCATCGGCCGCTTCGACTCGACCGCCTCTGGCGGGGAGGCCGACGTCGTCCTCTCGGGCAGCGCGGCGGGCGCACCGCAACAGTTCTACACCATCAACTTCCTCATCTCGGCGGGCGGGACCGCCATCCCGCAACTGGGCAACCAGGGCAGCGTCAGCATCGACGCGCCTGGGACCATCGTGTCGGCCCGGATGCTCGCCTTCGGCTCCGGGTCGGCGGTCGTCGACATCGAGAAGGCGACCTACTCGGGCTATCCGACGACGTCGTCCATTTGCGCCAGCGCGAAGCCGACCCTCTCGGGCGCCAGCAAGTCGGAGGACACGACGCTCTCGGGCTGGACGACGGGCCTGGCGGCGGGCGACGTCCTCGTCTTTCAACTGGACTCGATGTCGGGCATCTTCGTCGTGACGTGCGCGCTGAAAGTCCGGAGGTCCTGATGGCGGTCCTGTTCATCGACGGCTTCAGCCACTACGCGATAGCCGACTTCCTCCAGAAGTGGACCTCGGACTCCTTCTCTGCGATGACGAGCAGCGGCGGGCGCTTCGGGAACGGCAGCCTGCGTTACACGGGCGGCACGGCGGCGGCCACGAAGTCCATCACCTTCGGCGATAACCGGAGCGTGTGCGGCTTCGCCTGGCGCACGACGAACCTGGCCGGTGGACCCATCAGCGACGACTTCGAGGTCGGCGCCATCCAGGTCCGCTTCAACTCGTCGGGCATCTTCATCGACCGCTCCGGGACGAACATCGCAAGCACGACGGCCGTCGTCCTCTCATCGAACGTCTACTACCACATCGGCCTGGAGGTCGTGCATCATGCCTCGGCGGGCAGCGTGCGCCTCCAGGTCAACGGCGCCGACGCCATCCCGCTCACGACCGGCCTCAATACCGGCGCCACGCCTGGCGGCATCGTCGTCCGCCAGCACGCCGGTTCGGCGACGACCGACTTCTCCGACATCTACGTCCTCGATGGCACCGGCTCGGCGCCCTGGAACGCCCTGCTCGGCGACTGCAAGGTCGAGACGCCGCGCCCGACGGCCGAGGGCGCGCACTCCGACTTCACGCCCTCGACGGGCACCGACAACGCGCTCCTGGTCGACGAGACGACGCCGAACGGCGACACCGACTACAACTCCAGCGGGGCCGTGAACTCCCTTGACACGATGGTCACGAGCGACCTGGCGACGACCGGCGGGACCATCTTCGCGGTGCAGCACATCATGGTCGCCCGCAAGACGGACGCCGGTCTGCGCCAGGTCGCCCCGGTCATCCGCCAGGGCGGGACCGACTACGTCGGCACGACCCAGACGCTGGGGACGACCTATACCCAGTTGCGGCAGATTTACCAGCAAGACCCCGCGGCGGCGAACTGGACGGTCAGCAACGTCAACGCCGACGAGTTCGGCTACAAACTCGTGACCTAGGGGAGCGGCCGATGCCCTTCACCATCCCCGACAACGACACCGTATTCAACTCGAACCAGTCCGTCTGGTTCGCGACCGACATCGCAATCCTGGCGGCCAGCCTGGCGGGCGTCGGCGTCGTCTCCGGCTGCGACGTCACCGCCCAGGGCAGCCCGAACATGACCGTCGCCGTCGCCGCGGGCTACATCCGCATCGCGTCCGGCTTCTACATCGCGGTCGCGGCGGGCAACGTGACCATCGGCACCGCCGACGCGACGAACCCTCGCATCGACCTCATCTCGGTAAGTGACACCGGCACGAAGACCTGTACCGCGGGCACCGCGGCCGCCGCGCCGAAGCCGCCCGCCCTGCCGTCGGGGCACGTCGGCCTGGCCTTCGTCTACGTCCCGGCGACCGACACGACCATCGAGACGGACCACATCACCGACAAGCGGGCCGTCCTCTCGAACATCCACTACCGCATCTCGTCCCTGACGGTCGGCGCCTCGTCGACGGCCTTCATCGCCGACGCCGACGTCGGCCGAACCGGGTCCGCCTTCTTCGACGACACGGGCGGCAACTCCGGTGCGGGCATGATGCAATGGTATCGAGCGGGGACGTTCAACTCCCTCCAGGGCGTCGCGACCAGCGGCCACGGCTACGAGTTCCGCGGCTCGACCTACTCCGGCGGCTCGGTCGGCTTCTCGTTCTTCATCGAGAACAACACCGCGGGCGGGCGCCTGGGCGTCAAGAACAATAACGCGGGCTTCGGGCGAACCTTCACCTTCCGCATCTTCCAGGGCAGCCTCCCCTAGGTCATGGCTGTCGCGAAGGTCGGGCCAGCCGGTGGACTGGTCGGCCCTGGAGGTGGGCTGGTCGGCCCCGACACGGGCGGCGTCCAGACCATCGTCCTCGGCCTGCTCGATGGCTCGGCGACGCTCTACGCCCCGGCGCTCATCTACACCCAGACCGTCACCCTCGGCCTGCTCGACGGGGCTGGGGCGGTCTATGCCCCGACCATCGTCCCCTCGCCGATGCGCGTCACCCAGGTCGCCATCGAGGTCCTCGTTAGTCCGACCAGCGGGGACGCGCGCGTGACCCAGGAGGCCGTCGAGGTCCTGACGGCCGGAGACGCCGGAACGGTCCGCGTGACCCAGGAGGCCGTCGAGGTCCTCCGTCGCTCGAACTCCGAAGGCGGCTCCCAGGTCATCATCGTCGGATGAAGCCCGCCGACTGGGTCGCCCTCATCTTCGCCATCGTCGTCGCCATCGTCGTCCTCGCCACCGCGGCGACGGTCCTGGTCATCGAACTCCGGTCCCCGGACCAGGACACGTCGAAGGGCGCGGAGGCCATCGGGCGCCTCATCGGCATCATGGTCGCCCTCCTGGCGGGCTACATCGCGGGCCGCGCGAGGAACGGAAACGGGCATTGACGGCCCTCGGATATGCAAGAAGGCCGATTCTGCCGATTCGGCCCGTGAGGCCCTAGAACGGCCCAGGACGGCTTCAGACCCCCCAAATAAGGAAATCACGCTACCGCGTAGATAAACGGGTCACCTGGGCCGTTCTAGACCTTTTCGGCCTCTAATGCATACCGCGTAGATTTTGTCAAGTACTTTCGGCATGAATATTTTTCGGCGGAATATGCACTCCATCGGGAGGGATTGACAGCCCGAAATCGGCCGAGTATCTTCGTACTAGGCGACCCATGTCGGGCGCTGAAACGAGGAACAGACCATGCCAGCAACGAAGGTCATCCGGGTCGACAACGTCACCGACCACGGGCTATCGAGGGTCTACATCGGGTCCGGTCAGGCGACCGGCGCGGAGTCTGTCGAGGAGGCCATCGAGGGCCTCGCCTACGACCACGGCCCCCTCCTCAACGCGACGGTCCAGGACGTGACCGGCCCCATCGCCGCCATCATCGGCGACCGGGCGGAGTACCGCTACGCGCCCGACGGCGAGGTCCGATTCGTCGAGGTTACGAAGCGCCAGGTCTTCGCCGTCTATCGCGGCACCCTCCGGCCGAGCAAGGGGTAGCCGCGATGTGCCACGCGACCGACTACGAACACCTCCAGCCGGAGGCCGAGAGGGGGAGCGGGATTCCTGCCGATGCACGGGCAGGCGCTTCCCCCGACGCCCTCTGGGCGGCCGCCCCCTTCGCGATGGTCGAGAAGACGGGCCGCTACCGCCCCTGCGAGCGATGCGGCGGGACCCCGGCCGTCCACAATCCCCACCCCCTGAACCCGGCCTTCGTCGGCCACGAGTACGTCTGATGCGGCGCTACCAGGCCCGCCCCCGCTGGGAACTCGAACGGTCCCTCCGGCGGCAGGCCCTCCGGCGCGGCGTCCTCGTCGGCATCGGCGGCGTCGTCCTGCTCCTGGTCGCCTGGGGCTTCCTCGTCGCCCTCCTGGGGCTGGCATGACGACCGAGGCCGGGAAGCGGCTCCTCCAGAGCGACGTCGCGACCACGGGCTGGAGCGGGGGCGTCGTGAACGACTTCCTCGCCAGGGCGGTCGAGGACATCGAAGCCGAGGCCCGTGAGGGCTACGAGGCCACGTTGAAGGCGCGCGGCTGGTGGGACGAGTACGAGGTCGAGACGAACCTCGCCGTCAACTACGGCGAGGGCATGGCTGAAGGGGCGAAGGTCGCCGAGGCGCGGTTGCGGGTCGCCGAGGCGCGGTTGCGGGAGCGTCAGGAGCGGCGCATCCGGAACCTCTACATCGAGCGCGGCGAGAACCGCTACGTTCCGATGGCCGACGTGCTGCACGCCCTCGCCAGCCCGGAGGCCGACGATGTCTGAGGCGTACCTCCAGGTCCTGGACCAGGAGACGGCCATCGTCCGCCTCCCGCTCGACGAGGTCCCCGCCGCCCAGGCCCGCCGCGGCCCCCTCCCCGGCGACACCTTCACCTTCCGCATCGAGGGCGTCGGCGCCATCGCCTGGGTCGTCGACCGGGTGACCCAGCGGCGGGGCGAGTACGTCGTCTTCTGCCACCGAACGAGGGCCACGCAATGACGCCCACCGGCTCACCCCCGCCCCAGGACGGCATCGGCTCATCGGAGGCGGCCGCCATCCTGGGCCTCGACACCTTCCTCTCCCAGTTCGACGTCTGGAACGCGAAGGTCCACGGCATCCACCGCGGCGGCGACTCGCCGATGATGCGCTGGGGTCGCATCCTCGAAGACGTCGTCGCGGCCGACTTCGAGGAGCGGACCGGCATCCGGTTGAACCGCGTCCTCGCCCAGGTCAACAACACCCGCGGCCTCCGCGAGCGCTACCAGCGGACCCTCCGGATGAAGGGGCACCCGCTCATCACCGCCCGCATCGACCGGCGGACGCTCCGCAAGCCGATGCGTATCGTCGAGGTCAAGACCTCGCCCTACGGGCAGGGCTACGGGGAGGCGGGCGAGTACGCCGACGGACGGGCAGGCGGACCGGAGGGCGTCCCGGCGCGGGTCCGCGTCCAGGTCTACGAGCAACTCGCCGTGACCGGCTACGGGGAGGCCATCGTGGCCGTCCTCATCGGCGGCTACCAGCGGCGCGACTACGTCATCCCCCGCGACGACGCCATCATCGCCGACCTGGTGACCGAACTGGAGGAGTGGTGGTACGCCTACGTCCGGACGAAGACGCCGCCGCCGGTCGACGGCTCCGACGGGGCCGCGGCCTACCTGAAGTTGCGCTACCCGCGCGACGAGGACGACGTCATCACCGCGACCCCGGAGCAGGCGGCGCTGGCCGCCGAGTACCGCGCCGCGAAGGCCCTGGTCAAGAACTACCAGGACGTCGAGGGGCGGGTCAAGCAACGCCTCCAGGACGCCATCGGTGCCCACGCGGGGATGACGTTCCCCGGCGGGCGCATCACCTGGCGGGCGCACGACGTCGACGTCGTCGCCTGGGAGGCGGTCGCCGCCGCCTACCGGACCCTCGTCGAGGAGACGGCCCCGGCCGTCGACTCGCCCGAGTTCCAGGACCTCCCCTCGACCATCCAGGCGGGCCTGCGGGACCTCGATGCCATCGCGTCGGTCCACACCCTGACCCGCACCGACCGGCCGTTCCGGGCGACCTTCGACGAGGAGCGCCCGTGACGACCTACTACTGTGGACATTGTGGAAAACCCCGCCCGCTGAAGGGCGGCTACCTCCCGCTCGACGAGCGCTTCGGCATCGTCCTCTGCGGGACGAACGACCCGACCGCGGAGCCGACCGAGCGCATGGCCTACACCGACCAGGCGTACGTCGAGCGACTCCTGGCAACGAAGAAGGCGAAGGCCCTGGCGAAGCGCAAGGCCACCCTAGCCGCGAAGGAAGAGGCCGCGAACTGGGCGGCAGAGAGGAACAGACGATGACCGCCGAGACGGAGACTCGTATCACCGTAGCCGAGGAGCGGCGCCAGAAGTCCGAGCAACTGGCCGCCGACCTGGAGGCGCGGACGGACGCCCTGATGGACGTCCTCGGCTCGCGCATGAGCGTCGACCGCTTCAAGCGGGTCGTCGTGCTGGCCGTGAGCAAGAACCCCGAACTCCAGGATTGCACCCGCGAGTCGCTCCTGCGGGCCATCCTCGAAGCGGCCCAGGACGGGCTGGAGCCGACGGGTCCGGCGGGCGGGGCGCACCTGGTCCCCTTCCGGAACTCGTCGGGCGTCCTGGAGGCCGTCCTCATCCGCGACTACCGGGGCCTGTTCAAGATGGCCCTCCGGGGGGACGTCCGGCAAATCGAGGTCAACATCGTCCACGAGGGCGACCACCTCGACCTGGTGATGGGGAGCGAACCGCACGTCCGCTTCATCCCCGTCCGGGACGGCTCGATGCGCGGCAACTACCAGGGCGTCTACACCGTCCTCCATTTCAAGGACCCGGCCACGCCGCAGGCCATCACCTACCAGACCATCGAGGACATCAACAAGGTCCGCAACTCGACGCGCGGCGGCGGGAAGCGCGGCCCCTGGGCCGACTGGTACGACGAGATGGTCATCAAGACGGCCGTCCGGCACGCCCTGAAGTTGCGCGCCACGACGCCCGAGATGTACGACGCCCTGGCCCGCGAGGACGCGGTCGAGACGGCCTGGGACGAACCGGCGAACCGGCACCCGTCGGTCGAGCGGCGCGAGCGCCTGGTCGCGGCCATCGCTCCAGAGCGCGCCAGAGCCACGGAGACGGCCGCCCAGGCCCAGGAGGCAGAACCCGACGTCATCGAGGAGAACCCGGCGCCAGCGGCCGTCGTGGCGGCCGAGCGCGACCCGGAGACGTGCGCGTCCCGCTCGCCCATCGACGGGGCCGTCTGCTCCGAGGAGGACCCGGACCACAAGGGCGTCCATCGACAAATCGTCGACGACGAGGTCGTCCAGACCTGGCCGAAGAAGTGAGGCGCTGCACCTCCTGCGGGGGCCGGATATGGCCCTGGCAGCGCTACGGCTTCGACTATGTCCTGACGAACCAGCGCTGGGGTGACCCCCGCTACTGGCACGCGACCGCGAGATGTCGGCCGTGACCGAACTGACGGTCACCGAGCGGACCCTGCTCGCCCTCCTGGCGAACGGCTACACCATCGCCGAGGCGGCGAAGGCCATCGGCATCAAGCCGCAGTCGGCGAAGAACCGCGTCGGCTTCGCCTACTCGAAACTCGGCGTCAAGAACCGATTCCAGGCGTTCATGGAACTCGGCTGGATGACGCCGCCGAGCATCGGCACATGAGCGAGCCGACGACCGAAGCCGGGAAGCGGCTGGTCATCATGTTCTCGGACGGCAACGAGGGTCCGCTAGAGGATGCCATCGCCGCCATCGAGCAAGAGGCCCGCGCTGCCGTGCTGCGCGAGGTACGGGCCGAGGTTGCCGTCGAGCGGAAGCGATACGTCGATGCTGCGAGTGGCGCAGAGGCGTTGAAGGACTACGACGGCGAGGACAAGTGGCGGGACATCATCGGCGGCATCGACATCACGGTCGCCGCCATCGACCGCCGACTGGAGGCCGACGCGCTGGGGAAGCCGGAGGTCATCACGACCTCGACCCGCCACACCCGCGAGGAGTGGGAGGCCCTGGCGAAGGCGAAAGACGACCCGGACGCGCCGACCGACCCGTACCTCTGGGAGTCGGGGACGTGACCGACCGCGTCATCTTCCGCTCGCCCGATGGCCGCTCCCGCATCCGCCTGATGCAGGGCGACCACCTCGTCGTCGTGGAGGTGACGATGGACAACGTCCTAGCCTATGCCGTCCTCACGCCCGCGGACGCGCGGGAGATGGCGACGTCGCTCCGGCGGCGGGCGAAGTACGCCGAGGAGGAGCCGTGAGCGACGACCTCGGGGCCTGCGTCGTCGTGCTGGGCTTCCTGGCGCTCCTGGTCATCGTCGTCATCGCGGGCATCCTGGCGGGCCTCTACGTCTTCGCCGTCGGCCTGGACCTAGTCCCGTGAGCGTCGGCGACCCTGGGCCGTATACCGACATGGAGGGCGGGGTCTGGGTCCCGCGGACCGTGCCCTACCTGAAGGCGCGGGGCATCGCGAAGGAGGCTATCCAGGAGTACGGCGACCGGCTGGTCTACCAGGGCAAGGTCGACGCGGCCCTGCTCGGCTTCGTGCGCGAGTGCTGGTGCGACGAGGTCTGCGAACTGAAGGCGACCGAGGACGACTCCGACATCCCCGAGCCGGAGGAGGGCTACGACGTCTGCACGGTCCCGGCCTGGTACTTCACCATCGAGGAGCCGCGGTGAGGACGAACTGGCGGGCCAGGACTGGCGAGGGCGTGACCGAGGACGTCCGGCGCCGGGTCCTGTTGCGCGACTTGCAATGCTTCCTGTTCCGGCTCGACCGTGACCACGTCTGCAAGGACCGCTGGGGGCGGCCGCACTCGCCGTACCTCATGTGGCGCCTCTCCCTGGACCACGTCAAGGACGGGCCGATGCTCGGCAAGCGGGCGCCCTCGGACGAGTGGCACCTGGTCGCGATGTGCTACGCCGGGAACGTCGCCGTCCCCTCGAAGGAGGTCCGGATGGCCGAGCGAACCTACTTGCTATCGCTCCGCGAGGCCGCTACTCTCGCATCGGACCCGACGGCCTCGTCGTGACTGTTCCTCCGATGGGGCCGTCGGGCTTCTTCGTCCCTCCTTCAGGTCGACTGAAAGACTGTCCCGACGGGGCGGGTCGCGCCTGCGGCGCGGCTACTTCGCCCCCCTTCTGTTCCCCCCATGACCTGGTCCGGGTCGGCCCCTTCGTATCGCGCTGGCCGACCATTCGTCCGTCGCGGTCGGAGCCGCGTGACCCAGGGGGGTGCCGTATGTCGGGCCGGTCGCCCCGACGTCTCACCGCAGTTCCCAGTCGTGGAGGCGCCGGACGGGCGGGCGCCACGACTCACACTTGCAGAAGACGTGGAGGCAGCCGGGGCGATGCTCGTACTCGGGGTGAGTGCAGCCGTAGCAGGGCCGACGGGCGTGCTGGACGTCCTGGTGGACGGGCGTCCCGAGCGTATGGATGCGCCGCAGCCGCTTCGTCATCGGAACCAGCCGATGCGCTTCAGGACCTGGGCGCTATCGTCGGCTCGGACCTCGCGCCAGTCGGGCGTCTCGTCTTCGGGGATGGACGCTTCGAGGGCGAACCAGCGCTGCGCCAGGGCGCGCAGGATGAGCGCCCAGGAGGGCTGGAGCCGGAGTTCGCCCTGGGGCTTCGCCGCCTCGACGAACCAGGCGGCCGCGTCGTTCGGCCGCGCGTCGACCAGGGGCCAGAGGATGGCCGTCTCGGCCTCGGTCGGCGGGAGGCGGAAGCCCTGGCAGAGGATGGCGCGGCAGAGCGGTCGCCAGTTCTCGTCGGGGTGCGCTCGGCGCCACTCGGTCCAGAGGCGCCGCTCGTCGGCGGACAGTTGCGCCCAGCGCCAGTCGCTGGCGGGGCTTGCGCTCTCTTGACTTCGTCCGGTAGAGTGCATAAAGCCTCTGGTGGAAACGGAGCCGCAGTCGTTGCCGTCGGTTCGTCCGGCGGCTTCGCTGCGTTTAGGGGGCGGACCGTACACCCGGCGCCCCGCCGGGTGCAAGTCCTAGGCGGCCGTCTTCGTCGGACGACCTGGACGACCGAGCGACGTCCGGCGATAGCGCTCGATTTCTCGCTCGCTCACCGTCCACGTCTTGCCGACCATCCGGGCGCGGAGGCGCCCGTTCGCGACCTGGCGTCGGAGGGTCGAGGGCGAACGGCCCAGGAGCGCTCCCGCCTCGGAGAGTGTCTTCATCTAGTTCTCCCTGCGTCCCCGACATGGCGACCCGCGCTCATCGTAGTCGGTGGCGCGTAGATTGTCAAGCATCGTCGACCTCCTCCTCTGGCAACTCCGCGCGGCGGGTACTTGCCCCGTGCCCATCGCCGAGTACCGCTTCCACCCGACCCGCCGCTGGCGGTTCGACCTTGCCTGGCCGTCTAGCATGGTCGCCGTGGAAGTAGACGGCGGGACCTGGAGCGGGGGCCGCCATACGACCGGCCGGGGCATCGAGGCCGACGCCCAGAAGTTCTCGCACGCCGCCGCGATGGGCTGGCGCGTGCTGCGCTTCACGCGCGAGATGGTCGAGTCGGGCCAGGGCCTGGCGCTCATCGAGGAGGCGCTCGGGTGACCCTCGTCATGTGCGGCCACGGCCTGGTCGAGGCCGACTGCCCGCGCTGCACCCGCGAGGCCGCCTGGGGCATCGTGACGAACCGCAAGCCCCTCGAAGGCCACCCGAAGGCCATCGCCTGGGCGGGCGCCTACCTCGACGCCGACCGCAGCCTGGGCGTCTGGGTCACCCTCACGCCCGACGAGGTCGAGGAGGTCACCGACCACGCCCGCGCCGTCGTCGGTCACGCCCGCTCCATCAAGGTCGCGATGCGCTGGGCGGAGGAGCGGGAGTCGGAGGTCGACCTGAACGCTCGCGGCTTCGGCGCCGAACTGGCGGCCGCGAAGGCGACCGGCCTGCGCTGGCATAAGCATCTCTGGGTCAAGGGCCAGCGGCGGAAACTGCCCGACCTGGGCAGGCGGACCGAGGTCCGCAACGTGGCCTCGGCGGGCGGGCAACTGCGCGCCTTCCCACCGAAGGGCCGCAAGGCGGGCGACCCCGTCGAGTGGTGCTACCTCCTGGTCATCGGCCGCCTGCCGACGTACCGCGTCGTGGGCTGGATGGAGGGGTCGGAACTCATCGTCCGCCCCCGCCTCCGGACCCTGAAGGCGGGCTGGGAGGCGTCGTACTACGCCGACCAGGGCGAACTCCACCCGCTGCCGATGCCGAGCGATGCTTGAACGGCGCGAGGCGGCCTACTTGATGGGGATGGTCCTGGCCGGTCTAGTCCTGGGCTGGTTCGCTGCCAGACCAGGCGACCTCCTCGGGTATAGGGCCGTCCCCGTCACCATCCCGGCCGACGCCGTCTTCCGCTCCTTCGACCTCCCCCTGCCGACGGCGATGCCCGTCGACCACGAGTACGCCGCTCCCCTGCGGGTCGCTCCGACCGCCAGTCCGAAGCCTGCGAAGGTCGCCAGGCCGAAGGCGGTTCCCACGGCGACGCATACCTCGTCCGGGTCGGGGACGAGGACCAGACCGAAACTCGCAGGCGGCCCCTTCAAGCCCTGGCGCACGTTCAACGCGAACGTCCAGGCCGCGCGCGACTGGTTGCAGGCGCAACTGTCGCGGACCTCGTGGCGCTGCATCGACGTCCTCTTCGACCGCGAGTCGCGCTGGCGGGTCCACGCCGGGAACCGCTTCTCGGGCGCCTACGGCATCCCCCAGGCCCTCCCAGGCTCGAAGATGGCCTGGGCGGGCGACGACTGGCGCGACAACGCGACGACCCAGGTCCGCTGGGGCCTGCACTACATCCGGGGCCGCTACGGGAACCCCTGCATCGCCCTCGACCACGCCTACCGCTGGGGCTGGTACTGAAAATAGGGGCTTGACAACCTGCGCGATGGGGTGTAGATTACCTATAATCCCCGGCGACGTAATGCCGGGGGAAGCGGAAAGAGGAACAGACGATGACGAACCCTTACCGAGGACTCACCCGAGCCGCAGCCATCGCCGAGGGCGAACTCTTCGAACTCGATGGCACGGTCGACGGTCGGGACTGCCCCGAGATGTGCGACCACGACGGCGCTTGCGCCGACGCCCGACGGGACATCGCTCTCGGCGAGGCCGAGGCCGAGCGGGCCTGGCTCATCGCCGCGGAGATGCCGCTCCTGAACGAGCCGACGGAAGAGGAGGAGCGCTTCTACCTCCTGCGCCGCTAGGACCGACCACCAGCCACCAGAGGCCCCGCCCGAAACGGCGGGGCCGCTTCATGACTTGACGCCGATACCCGGCACCGCGTAGGGTCCGCTGGTGACCGCGACGTGGTTCCTCATCCGCTCGTCCCACGCCATCCGCTTCTTCTCCCGAGCGAACGCGCCGAAGGCGCTCTGCGGGAAGTGGGGGAAGGTCAACGAGCCGACCTTCGACACCAGGCCCGACGGGAAGTCGTGCGAGTCGTGCCTCCGCATCCTGACGAAGGGGGTCTGATGGTCTACCGCCCGGTCATCGAGAAGGAGTGCTATCAACTCGACGGGTCGAAGTTCCAGGGGACGAACTGCGGGCCGTCGGCCGACTCGGTCTTCATCCGGCGGGCGACGCACGGGTCGCGGCGGCCATCGAGCCGCGGCATCCGCGCCCGGACCGGCGACACCGAGGGCGGGACGAACCTCCGGCAGTTGCACCTGGTCAATACGACCGACTTCGGCGTCCGGGGCGTCCTCTACCAGCCCATCGCCTGGGACGACCTGATGGACCACTTCCGAGCGGGCCGCGGAGCGCTCCTCGACATCTGGTACGGCGTCCTGCGGGTGACCTCCCATGACGCCTCCCGGCGGCGCTACTCGGACAACCACCGAATCTATGTGAACCACCTCACGAAGTACGGCAACCTCCGCTACTTCGACCCGCTCGCCGACGGGCGCTACCAGGGCTGCCCGGAGGGCTGGCAGAGCATCAAGCCCGCCGTCCTGAAGGACGCGGCCGGGAAACTCGACCTCTCGGGCCTGGGGACCGGCGCCTACCGTCCGCTGGGGGCTGGGAAGGCGTACGCTCTACTCATCCCGAAGGGCACCTAGGAGGACGCGATGACCTGGACGGCGAACTCGGCGGACGAGGCCGAGAAACTACTCCCGCCGGACCCCGACGAGGACGGCGACGACGACCCGGACGAGGACGCCCCTGATGCGGTCGAGGGCGACGTGACCGAGGTCGACGAGGCCGACGGCGAGGACGTCAAGAGCGGCGAACTCCCGGCGGACGCGCTCTGATGCCCATCGAGAACATCACCACCGACCAGTTGCTCACGGTCGGCGGCATCTCCATCGTGACCTGGCTCCTGACGTCGCTCATCTTCCGGACGGCGGCCCTCTCGGACGCCCTGAAGGACCGATTCGGCGCCGCCATCGCGACGGTCATCGGCATCCTGCTCTCGTTCCTGGCGACCATCATCCTCGTCGGCACCACGGGTGACGTGCTGCTCCAGGCGTTCCTGACGGGCCTGACCGGCGGCCTGGCCGCGGTCGGCATCCACGAGGTGGCCTCGAACGCGACCACGTCTGGCGGCTGATGCCTGGCATCCGCATCCAGCATCCGACGGCGCGGAACGTCCGCTTCACGATGACGGACCCGAACCAGCCCTACGACATCCCGTACAACTGCACGCCGCCCGCCTACGGTGGCTGCGGCCAGGTCCACACGCACAAGACGCACCACCTGAACATCGACGAGACGGGCGCCGCCATCATCAACGACGCGCTTTACGAGAAGGTCAAGCCGTACCTCCTGGCGAACGGCTTCAGCGAAACGAACGTCGTCGTCAAGCCCCCGACGATGGGAATCGGCCTGCTCCCGCCAGACGCCGCCGAGGGCGCCTGGGGGAACATCCCCATCCTCGAAGGAGACTGACGTGGCGAACTCGTTCTTCGCATCGTTCCTCAACGGCATCCTGGGCGCCCACGCGACCTACGTCGACCTCGATGCCGACACTATCAAGATGTACCTCCACGACAACGGCGCAGGCGGGACGCCGACGGCCGCGACCCACGACTTCTACAACGACCTCTCGGCGGGTCTGGTGGGCACGGCCTACACCCTGGCCGCGAAGACGGTCGGCACCGTCGCCGCGGGCGTCTTCGACAACACCACCGACCCGGCGCCAGCCTTCACCGCCGTCTCGGGCGCGACCGTCGAGGCCCTCGTCTTCTTCAAGGACACCGGCACGCCCTCGACCTCGAACCTGATTTGCTTCTTCGACACCGCGACGGGCCTGCCCCTGACGCCGAACGGTGGCGACGTGAACGTGACCTTCAACGCCTCGGGCATCTTCAAGGTCTAATCCGGGCGGGCGGACCGCCCTGCCCCCTAGAGGGGCGTAACTGATGGCTCTCACCGTCACCGCCCGCGGGAGCGTCTGGACAACCGCCGCGGGCAACAAGTCCCCGAGCGCCTTCACGCCTGCGGTCGGGGACGTCCTGGTCGTCTTCTGCGCGAACTCCGGGCGCACCACGGCGCAGCCGCCGACCGTCTCCGACAACAACTCCGACGGCCTGGGCGCCTATACCCAGGTCGGGACGGCGATGACGAAGAACACCAGCGCCGACTCGGGCTGGTGGTTCATGCGGAACGCGCCCATCGGCTCGGCATCGTCGACGACGGTCACGATGGCGACGGCGAGCGATACGGGCGGCGGTTGCCAGGTCTGGAGCGTCGGGCCGCTCTCCGCAGGCTTCACGCCCGCCCAGCGGACCGGCGGCAAGGGCGTCCAGAACAACGCGGCAGCCGGGACGCCATCCCTGACCCTCGACGCGACCCCCGTCTCGGCCTCGGCCATCCTGGGGGCCGTCTTCACCGGCTCGAACTCGTCCACGAACACCGCACCGCCGACCTCGTTCTCGGAGGCGTCCGACCAGGGCTACAACACCCCGACGAGCGGCCTGGAGGCCGTCCACCGGGCGAGCGGTCATACCTCGACGACGGTCGCCTGGACGGCGGCCACGGCGTCGGCCTTCGGGTCGTCGGCCATCGAGGTCAAGTCGACCCAGGCCATCTCCATCGGCCTCCTCGACGCCTCCCCGGCGCTCTACGCGCCCTCGGTGTCGATGACCGTCGCCCTGGGCCTGCTCGATGCCTCTCCGGCCCTCTACGCCCCGACCCTGGTCGCGAAGAACCTCCTCGACCTGACCCTGCTCGATGCGGGGAACGCGCTCTACGCGCCGTCGCTCGCCGGAGCCGCGCAGACCCTGACCATTCCGCTCCTCGACGCCTCGCCGAGCCTCTACGCGCCCATCGCCACGCCGACGAACACCGTCACGCTGCCGCTCCTCGATGGGACCGTCGCGACGCCGAGGGTCATCCTCGACATCGTCGACGTCGATGGTACGGCGGGCTGGCCTGGGGCGACGTCTGGGACGAGCAAGCACTACAACAACCCGGCCGTCGTCTTCAGCCCGACGGGCTACGCCGTCAATCCCGGCGATGCCATCGACTGGGACGTCTCCACGTCCTCGCCGAACGACCGCCGGACCTACGGCGATGGCGGCGGCGGGAAGCACTACCTCTTCACCGGCCCGGATGGGAACAGCGCGAACGCGACGCAACTCTACGGCTCGGGGATGTACGGCGGCTACTGGGCGGGCGCCCACGCGACGGGCACCGTCCCGGCGGGCCACTTCTACGTCTTCCTGGCCTTCAGCGACAACATTTGGTACGACGACCTCTACGTCACCGCGACGACGCCGGTCGGCCCCTTCGCGCCGACCGTCATCGCAGGCCCCGTCACCCTGACCCTGGGCCTCCTGGACGCCGGACCGACCCTCTACGCGCCGACGGTCTACCAGGACGTCTTCGTCGACGTGCCCCTGCTCGATGGGGCGAACGCCCTCTACGCCCCGACCCTGGCCGTGGCGGCCGCGACGGCGACGCTGCCGCTCCTGGACGCCGGGAACGCGCTCTACGCGCCCACCCTGCTCCCCCAGGCCGTGTCGGTCGTCCTGGGGCTTCTGGATGGGGCTGGGATGGTCTACGCGCCGAGCGTCACGACGACGAACCTCGTCACGGTCCCGCTCCTCGACGCCGGGAACGCGACCTACGCCCCGACGGTCATCCCCGACCAGTTCGTCACGCTCCCGCTGCTCGATGGCTCGCCGACGGTCTACGCGCCGTCCCTGGCGACCCTGAACGCCCTCACGGTGCCCCTGCTCGACGCCGGAGGCACGACCTACGCGCCGACGCTCTACCAGGACCAGTTCCTGACCGTGCCCTTCCTGGACGGCGCTCCGGCGCTCTACGACCCGGTCATCACGGCCCAGGGCGGCCCGCAGACGGCCCTGGTGCCCCTCCTGGACGCCGGAGCGTCGCTCTACGCCCCGAGCCTCCTCCCTGGCGCCATCGGGGCCGTCCTGCCGTTGCTCGACGCTGGGAGCGCCCTCTTCGCGCCGACGGTCGCTCCGGGACCCGCCTGGGTCACCCTGCCGATGCTCGATGCGGCTCCGGACGTCTACGCGCCGCTGCTCTCGGGGCAGGCGCCGTCGAGCGACCTCGTCATGCCCCTCCTGGCGGCCCAGAACGCCCTCTACGCGCCCGCCATCACCCCAGGCGCCGTATCGCTCGGCCTGGACCTCCTCGACGCCCTGGGGGCGCTCTATGCGCCCGTCCTGGCGGGCGGCGTCCACCACGTCATCGCGAAGGGCACTCGCGCGACGGTGACGGCGGGTGGTATCGTCGCCTCGGTCGGCGTCGCTCCGGTGGGCGCTACCGTGACCGTATCGCCTCCCTCGGCCCAGGTCGGCCCGGAGGCCCAGGACGCTACCGTGGAGGTCGAAGGTCGGATGACTGGGGAGGTGTCGTGAGTACGCTGGAAATCCGGCGCGGGGACACCCGCCCCCTGACCATCACCCTCTCCCAGGACGCGACCGGCATCGACCTCTGGTTCACGGCGAAGCGCCGGGTCACCGACTCGGATGACGATGCGGTGCTACGGAAGAGTACCGACGAGGGGAGCATTACCATCCCCGTCGGGACGGGTGGCATCGCCCTCGTCGACGTGGATGCTAGCGACACCGAGAGCCTGACCGCAACGACCCGCCTCTACTGGGACGTCCAGACGGTCGACGACGATGGCACCATCGACACCGTCGCGCATGGCCGGATGGTCATCCACGCCGACATCACCCGCACGGCCCCCGGCTCCTGATGCCCTCGATGCCCGCGTCCGCCTGCCTCGAACCTGGTTGTCCTGAACGCGCGGCGAATCGTGGACGCTGCCCCCGCCACACCCCCACCGAGGCGGGGCGGGGATACGGGCGGGAGTGGCGCTCGTTGCGTTCTCGCGTTCGCGGTCGGGCTTGCGAAAACTGCGGGGGCACCAGGGGGCTAGCCCTGGACCACCGGGTCCCCCGGTCCCTGGGGGGCGGGGACCACCCCGGCAACCTCCGGACGCTCTGCGCTTCGTGTCACGCAAAAGTCGGATTGAAATCGAGTTCGGTTGCATAATATGCATCGCATCGAGCAGGAACTGGATAGGGGCATCGCATCGCTGCCACCCTGCACCCCCTCGGACAC